TTCAAAGAGAAAAGATATCTAAACTTGTACAGTTATTAGATGGCGTAGAATATAAACCAACTAAAACAACAACAGATACTCCGGTACTACAATTGCCAGAAGGATATAGGCCATTATGGGTACTTCAAGAAATGAGTCCAGAATATAGAAATGCAATATATTATCTTAAAAAACGAAACATAACTATTCATGATATTTTGAAATATAGAATAGGATATTGTCGAAAAGGTCCGTACAAAGGAAAAATTATTATTCCGAGTTATGATGCGAATGGGAGTCTAAACTATTTTGTAGCAAGAGCATATTATGAAGAAGATAAGTTCAAACATAAAAATCCTCCGGCATCAAAAGATATTGTAGGGTTTGAGTTACATATTAACTGGAATATGCCAATTATTTTAGTAGAAGGAGCATTTGATGCTATAGCGATAAAAAGAAATGCAATTCCTTTATTTGGTAAGACAATATCAAATACATTGAAAAAAAGAATTGTTAAAAAAGGTGTAAAAGAAATTTATATTTGTTTAGATAAAGATGCTAGAAAACAAGCATTAGAAGCTGCAGAATATTTTATGGCAAATGGTATAACTGTATATTTTGTAGATTTAACAGAAAAAGATCCTAGCGAATTAGGGTTTGAAAAAATAATATCTCAAATTCAATCAACTGAAATTTTGAGTAGTGAAAAATTAATGGAACAAAAAATATTATGCGCAATATAGACATAGGATTAGAATCAATTGATAAAATATATCACATAGCTGATGTACATGTTCGTAATGTCAAACGACATAAAGAGTATGAATTAGTATTTAAGCGATTGTATACATATATAAGAAAAACTAAAACTACCAATTCAGTTATTTATGTAGCAGGAGATATAGTTCATGCTAAAACAGATATGTCACCAGAATTAGTAGCAGTTGTTTCAGATTTCTTTAGACGATTAGCAGATTTAGCTCCGACATTAGTTATTACAGGAAATCATGATTGTAACTTAAATAACAGTTATAGACTTGACGCCTTAAGTCCTATTGTTAAAGCCTTAAATCATCAAAGACTACACTATCTTAAAGACAATGGTATATATTGTATTTCCGGAGTACACTTTAACGTAATGTCCGTTTATAATAAGCCGGCCGAATATATAACTGCAGATCAAATTGACGGAAATTACAAGATTGCATTACATCATGGTTCGGTTCATAATGCATCGACTGATGCTGGATTTACTTTAAGCAACACTCATGTAACTACAAATATATTCAAAGGTCATGATTTAGTTTTATTAGGTGATATTCATAAACCACAATATTTGAATGAAGATAAAACTATTGCATATGCCGGTTCATTAATTCAACAAAATCATGGAGAAGCATTAGGCCATGGAATAATGGTATGGGACTTAGCTAGTAAAAAGTGTGAGTTTGTCGAAATACCAAACGATTATGGATATTACACATATCAAATTGAAGATGGTAAGATATTGAATCCTAGTGATAAAATACCATTACGTCCTAGACTAAGATTAAAAGTAAAAGATACTGATTCTGCTACATTGAAAGAAATTGTTGCTAAGATCAAATCAAAGTATAAAGTTCAAGATATTTCTATCCAAAAAATAAATGCACTAAATACAAATGATGAAAAGAAAAAAATTAATTTTGGAAATATAAGAGATGTCGAATGGCAAAATAAAGTTATCACAGAATATTTAACAGATGAGTATGCGTTAGATGATGATTTATTAGATACAATACGACATATCAATAGAACAGTACATAGTAAACTTCCTACAA